AGAGCATCTTTTGGTTTTGTTTTATCAGGATATAGTTTTTCATAATCCTCTGGATCATAAAAATCTGGCTCTCCAAAAGAATCATCAGGTTCATCATCTACACCTAATACTGCGTCAGGTGATAAATCATCTATATCATCGGGATCAATTCCAAAATCTGCATCTGTTCCTGTATCTCCACCAAATGGTTTATCTTCAGGTTCTCCACCAGCTGCGCGTTTTTGTTTTTCTTTTTTAACTGCCTTTGATTGTTTCCCTAACTCTGCCCACTCTTTATCACTTGGTGTACCACCAGAGTAAGCTGTTGACCTGGTATCATCTCCACCCATAGCTCGCGACATCAAATGATTTGATTTCTGGCGCAAATCATTGTCTGCAGTTTCTAATTCATCATCACTCATATCTTCAGGTGATTTTTCACCACTTGGTTTATCACCCCTCTCTGGCTCAGTCTCTCTTTCATAATCTCCACCACCTAATTTACCTGCTGGTTCATCATCATCTGTATCAGCATCAGTTTTACCTTTTGGTTTTGCTCTTCCTTCTTCATCATCCCAAGAATCATCAGGGTCTCCGCCAGTTTGGTCATCATCACCTTTTGATAATCTTGGATCGTCATCATCTACCATCTCAAATCCACCACCATCTTTTTTTATATAAGATGGTGAATTAGGTAATGGTTCACCTGTTCCACTGTTTTTTTCTTTATATGTTCCACCCCCAACATGAACATAAGCGTCGTCCTCGGCCTCTTTCATATAATCTTCTAAGGTAGGTAAGGATTCACCAAACTTACGATTTGTCCATGTGGACTCCTTTAATAGTGGTTTCATTTTAATCATTATCTTAATTTTCCTCTTTTTGAATACCGCCTAAAGCCATCTCGGACTTTATTCCAAAGTACTCTTAAAAAATCTCTTTCGCCTGTGTGGGTGTCTCTAACGTTGCCTGATGATATTGCTCTCTGTAAATCAAATGCATCGTATTTATGACTTTTTACACCATCCATCATTATTTTAATGACTTTTTGTGATGCTTTACCCAAATGTTTTGACATTTGTTTAACATCATTTTCAACGTGGGATCTTGCTTCATCGGAACTAAATGTTTTTGGAGCTCCCATTGGGGATTCATCCAAACTTTCTTCCATTATTTGCTGGAAAATAGACTTCACTTAATTCTTTCCTTCTTAATTTTTACATGCTTCCAAGCTTCTGAACCAATTTCCTCTTCCATATACGTTTGCGCTGCCTTCTTTGAATTAAACACTGCTCTCATTCCACCATAAATATGTTTAGGTAGAGTTAAAACAAACTTATATTCGGATTCTTCAAATATTCCAGCCTTTTCCAATAAAAATTGATTCCACTTAAATATACTAAAATTTCCCATTATTCTCCCCTCAAAATAGAATTTATTATAGATTCGGCTTTACAGTATTGCCCACAAGTTCTAACTGGGACATTTTTCATATCTACTGATTCTTTCATTGGGAACATGAATGCCCCATGAGTTGACGGGTTGGATACGAAGTCAAATGCAATTAATTCAAAATCTGGTTGTACTTCTTGTTGATCTTCTCCATCAGACTCACTTACTGTTTCTACTGAACCCATACCACGAGATGAAATACCAAGTTTAATGCCTGCTTTAAATAATTCTTTTAATATATTACCGCTTGGAGTTCCTAATACTTCTATTGTACCTATCAGGTCATCATTTTTCCAATGCATTTCAGTTATATTATGAGATACATTTTGTAGATTTACCACGGAACTCTCTGGATGGTCTAATTCCCCCATTGCTCTGTGCTCCACTATGAAAGAATCTGCATATTTTTTAGCTTCTCTCATCAAAATATCTTTTGGGTATACTCTACCGTTTTGATTTTTAGAATCTGCTCGTTGTAAAACACCACGCACCTTTAATGCCGTTCCGCTCTTAATGGATTCGTTTATTTGATTTGTATCAAAATCAAATGGTATATAATCTACTATTAATTGTTTCATTTATTTCATCCTCTTTACTAATGACATCATTTCTCTCATAAATTTTGTTACATTTTTCTGATATGACTTTTCTAATTGGAGTGATAACTTCTCATTCTGTGGACTCCACATCTTATCAGATAACTTATCCATATGTAATCTCATACGCATTTCAGCACCTTGAATCTGTCTTCTAATTTTTTTAGCTTTGGATATATCTTTTATATCTTCATTCAATTTTTCTTCTTCAGCTACTTCCTGCTCAAAAATTAAATTTTTTAATTTAATCATTAATACATTTTCCCAATTCTATTCGATAATCGAACGAGTTTTTCACTAATCTTACCCATTGCTTTATGAGTATTTTTCCAGTAGCTTCTAGAATCAATAGATAATTCGTTTTTCAATTTAACATTCATTTTGACGAGTCTATCTAACTCATTTAATTTATCTCTAGTTTCTCTCATTGCAATACCGATTTTTTGTTTTGGAGTCATTGTATCGTCGTTTCTCCAATCATGGTATTTGCCCTCTTTCACTACCTCAAATCCAGTTGAGTTAGTAGCTATCTTTTTTTTCTTCTTTTTACTTGTCGAATTCTTCCCACTAAACGCAAATGGTGTATTATATCCAGAAACGTTTCCAGTAAATGTAGTTTCGTCTATTTGAGAATCATCCAATAATTCTCTAATGGTTTTACGAATGTAATTTCTTAGCTTTGACTGAGACATTTTTTAATTCTCCAATAAGTTCATAATATCGTAACAAAGTAACCAATTTCTTTTCAGATATTTTTTTTCCACCTAACAACGCATCAGCTTGATTTATTACTTCATCCAATTTAATACTTGTGATCTCATCATCTACTTGAGGTAATATATTACTAAGTGATTTTTTAATAGTTGCCACTTCTTCACCTATAAATTCAGTGAATGAATTCGTATTAGATACGTTATTTATATATTTTCTCAGTACTTCCTTTTGTTCCACATTCAATGTACTATATTTCTTATTAAACTTCTCTACCATCAAAGAATATGCTAATAATTTCACATCCTTTTCTTCCGAATTGAATTTTTCAATCAATTTTGATTTAATCGGTGTATTTGAAGGATAAGCAGTTAAACATTCTACTACATACTCTTTAGAATCTACTACCTCTACTGGGCCAATACTATTTGGTGTAGTTTCATATAAAAATACTCTATAGATAGAAGCCAACTGTTTGTAATTTGGCATTCTGGTAGAAAATAGTGCTTTAACATCATAATTTTCTTTAATATCTTTTATGAGATTATATTTTTCAGATCTTAAAACTTTATTAGAAAGCCTTTGTCTGCCTCTAATAACAGCTTCAACCAGATTTTCTGCCTTATCCCTATTCTTATACTTTTCCGTAGTAAGAATATTATATAACTCCAACTCTTTTCCAAGACTAGTATTCTTATGAAAATGTTTTTTAATTAAAGGTATAGCGTTAGAATCTTTACCCTCTATTATATCCGCAGTCACCTGCCGGGTTAATACTTCAAATAATACACCAGTGTTCTTAATTTTACTGTGCGCTAATTTTTTAGACATATATCACTCCAATTTGTGCTTCTGTACATATATAAATATAAAACTTCCGAAATATTATCACTTTTAAGAGTCATTTATATCATCCTCATACTCTTTATGTATCTCATCCACTTCATTTATTAGTTTTATATCAGATTTTCTATTTAATGTGTTCTTTAATTTATCTAAATGTGCTAAAGCCATCACTTTCCCATATTTAGGATTGCTGGATGCTTGCTTTTTCTTTTCGTGAGCACCTAATGGATCTCTTCCTCTAACATGACTATCTTTTTTATAGTGGGATGGTTCTTTAGGTCTACCTGCGCCTTCGTGGCCGCCTGGTGGAGAACCACCTTCTGGTCCTAGCTCATTTTCCAACTCATGGCCAGTTCTTCCCATTGCCATATCTGATGGTGTTCCTGCAGATTCACCAGATTTTGCTGGATCGTTTCCTTCAGTTTCTATTTGTCCTCTTCTAAATTTTTGTTTATAATCAAATAAAATTTGGTCATCTATAGTTTTTACTTCTTCTTCAGTGAACTTAAATATATTTTTATATACCCACTGAGAAGATACTATACCATCTTGTAACATCGTAGATGCCAATGATGTTTTTTCATTCCACAATGATATTTTTTCTTGCTCATAAATTGTAGATGGGTTCATCAACGTCAAATCGAAATCCACAAGCTCTTCATCTGTAAATCCCTGTGCGTATAAATGAACTATTCCAATTTTCATCAATTCACTGATAGTAATTCGTTGAACTCTTTCAATTGTCCTTGCAAATCTAACATCCTCCTGAGCCAATGTGGCCTTTTCACCCACATTCTCATCAAATCCCAAATATGGTTTTGGTATTCTTAATGAAGCTAATAATTTATTCCGTAAATATTCAATATCTTCAACTGCTTCATATGATAATCCTGGAAGTGAATCTATACTTGTTCCACTATCTCCACCACGAACTGGTAAGAAGAAATCCTCTGTGATATTTTGCATATTGTATCTTAAATTATAATCTCCAGTATTTTTATCAATCACCGGAGCCTTTTTCATAGTATCAATAATTTGATTCATATAATTATCAACTTCTGCGGGTGGTATGTTTCCAATATCAATCTTAAATATTCGTTTTTCTGGTGCTCTCATAATTCTATGAATTAACATTGCATCTTCCATAAGAGATAACTGTTTCCAAGTCTTTCTACCACCTTCAATCATTGATTTACCATACGGTAAATAATTTGAATCACTCAATAATCTAAAGTGTGCTACTTCATAGTTTTCCAAATCTTCAATGTATTGAGAGGTGCTACCACGCTGCGCTCCATCTGGAGTTGAATTCTCTAACTTAAATTGTACATATTCTGGATTATCTGGATCCATCCCTTCCATTCTAGTAATATCATAAACAGACATTGGTACTACATTTCTAATACCATATTTTTCATCTATTTCTAATTTTAGAAAGAAATCTCCATATTTACACATATTTCGAATCCAAGACCACAAATTAAACTCTATATTTAATATATCATAATATAAATTATGTAAAATTTGGAATATTTGATCATTATCTGTATTGATTTCCAATACATTACCATATTCACTTTTCATAGTAGATTCGTCTGCATAAATGTCTAATGCACTTGCTATAATGGCATCTCCATCCATGCTTTCATAATCTTTAAATAACCCTAACCGTAATGATTTTACATATTGATTATCAGTATATCCAGATAATCCTGCGCCTCCACCAGTTGAATACATTTTTCTATATCTATCTACTAACCCCCGAACTGGTAAATACTGGTGTTTACTAGTATCTACTACTTTTAATCTTTTACCACCTACGTTTCTTACAATTACGTTTGTAGAAAATAATCGTTGTAATCGAGCTCTTAAGCTTGTATCAGCCATTTTTTACCTCTTTAATTAAATTAGCCATGTTAAATCTTCTTTTTTACCATCAGGCCCAACATCCCAAGACCATTCGTCATTAGTTTCTCTTTGCTTATAAACTCCAGGATTCAATCCTATACCAGCAAGTGTCCTTTTTGACAATTCTATTCCTTCTGCTCTTAAACGTAGAGCGGTATCTCTCACCCACAGACCAATACCAAATGATATTACCAAATCATCATTATATCCACTCATAGCTTCCGCCTTAGTGTTGTTATATATAAATACGAACAACTCTTCTATTAAGCGTGAAGAATATACTTTTACTGACTTTTCTCTAAAAAATTCTTCTAATTTAGCAACCACCAATGGTCTTGTCTTCATAGACATTGTAAATCCAGGAACCATTTGTTTTTCCTGTCTATAAAGTTTATTTGTCATTTGCTTTTGAGTATCTACATACTGTAAATCTTTTGACATATAAAATAAATTATCATAATCTCGATCAATTGCCTGTTGAATAGCTGCCCAACCTATATTATTGTTCTCTATAACTAGTAAGGCATTATTATATTCTATTGATATACTAACTAACATATTACCATAATCTCTAGTGGACATTTTTCCTTTATATTCTGCAACTTGTTTACATGACTCCACATCCATAATATGAAATGCCGAAAAATCTGTACCATCTCCTCTACTTACATCAGCAGATACCACATAATCCCTAGAATAATCTGGCGGCTCCCATATCCACACATTTCCATCTATTCCACGCCTTTCTATTGGAGGTTTCACCATATTTTTCTTATATTCTTCCAATATACGACCATCTACTACCATTTGACCAGAAGATACGAAATCACAATCACATTCCTGTGCCGCCATTGAAGGACCCAATAATTTATCTTGATCGTCCCGCCAAGCTTGATTTCTATCAGGATGTAATGTCCAATGTAACTTAATTGTATTCCAATTATTTAATCCATCATCAGCATCAGACCAAGTTCTATGAAACCAATTACCAACACCATTTGGTGTAGATAGTGCTATACATTGTCCTCCCAAAGCCAATGTTTGAGATGCCGCAGTCCATATTGTATCAATTTTGTCTATAAATGCTGCTTCATCTAAAATCAATAAAGATAGAGCCTCCGATCTACCAGCTTCTTCACTACTCGCTACAGCTTTTACCTGTGAACCATTTTTATATCTTAACGAAAGTTTGTTATCTTCTATACAAATTTGTTTTAACCAAGTTGGTAAACTAGCATGCATTACTCTAACTTTAGTAACTAGATTTTTAGCGGTATCTTGTTTGGTGGCAATTACCAATATATTCTTATCATTAAAGAACGTCATCATCCACAATGCGTATCCCGCGGTAAGTGTAGATATACCTAATTGACGGGCTTTCAATAATATATTATAATCATGATGTACCAAATCACTTAACGCTTTTTCCTGGAAATCATATAAACTAAAATGAATTTTACCTTTTAGTGGATGTTGAATATAACAATATTTTTTCATAAAATATGCCGGGTCTGATGCACATTTCCTAAATTCCTGTCGTATTGCTTCCTTTAACTGTTTTCTATTATCGGACATAATTTATAAAATAATATTTGTTATAGAATTTAAAGTAGATGATATTAAATAAGACATTACTGCCCCATATCCAAAATATAACCATTTATTTTCATACCAAGAAGGTTTAACCAATTTAACTTTTTTTTCAAGTAATTCCTTATCACTCTCTAATATTTCAATCTTTTCTTCCAACTGTGCGGTCAAAGTACTATCAGTGCGCACTATTTCCCTATAATTAAATATCAAGTCAGATTGTGCAAATACAATATTTTTTAACGAATCTACTTCAAACTGTAAATTCTGAGCATTTATTGCAATATTTTTTGCTTCTTCGTCAGTGAGCGTAACTTGATTCCTATTTC